ATAATTACATAATCTTCATATGATTTGTAAGCTGGGTAGAGAGCTTCGCTTGTTCCTTGAGAAACATTTCTAGCGTTAGTAAGTAATGTGGCTATCGCTATTTCTTGATCATTAAATCCTTTTCCTAAAAACGGGTTTTGCCAAATTATTTTTTTATCGTTGCTAAACTCACAAGATATACTCTCTATTTCATGGTAGTTTGTACCACTATGGTACGAAGTCTCTTTGTTTGTTATCGTTTTTTCACTTCTTTTGACTGTAGCGTTACAATGTTCTGCGTTATCATTAACAGCTTTAGAGATTTTAAAAATTTCATAGTCATTACCTTTTTCATGTAAGCAGCCAGAGATAATACTTCCTTTTGTGCAATATATTTTTAATGCTTGATGTGTTCTAAAACTAGACTTTTTAGTGAAATAGCTAAATTTATACAAAAATCCAGTATTATCTGAATATCGAACTACTCCAAAATTCCATTGTTCTTCAGGTCTAAATAACATTGAACCTGTAATTTTAGATATTTGTTTTTTGGAGTGAAAATAGTTTCTTAATTGTGCTATTCCATGGTATTCGAAAGTTCTGCTGTCATTCTCTGAATAAAACACATCACCGAGTTCTCCACTATCAATTAATAACTTTTTAAACTGTTCTATGGGCAAAAATGGCCATTGCTCTGATGCTAAAATGTTTAATTTACTTGTTTGATTAACATCCCAGTATACTGGAGTGTCAATAAAAATAGTAGCATTGACATTTTGGAGCTCGTTAACAACTTTAGGTACTTCGGTAGACGGTACACAGACGATTATTAATTCTGAAGGGTTATTTTCTACCATAGATCTAATCGAATTAAAAAAACGAATGTTATATTGCTGTTCTATTTCTTTTGCACGAAGGTTAGTCTTTTTTGTAAAGCCAGTGAGTTCAAATTCTTCATTAAGTTTTTGCAATATTGGTATATAGAACGTTCTAGCTCTCTTACCTAAACCGATAAAACATGTTTTAATTTTTTTCTTGGAGTTTTTGCTCATAGTAACTGTTTATTCTTTCATGAATGGGTTTGTTCGCGAAATTTTCTAAATATTGTTTTTTGTTTGAAAAGTTATAAACTAATCTAAGTGATCCTTTTGGGTCATTTCCGTTGATCGCGCTATGCCAAATAGAGGTGTCAAAAAGCGTCATATTGTGATCTGACGATTTGATGATTTTTTGCGGAAATTTAGTGTTAATTTCAAGATCAATTTTCCTGTCTTTGAAAAATCTAATGTGAGTTCCAGGTATAATCTTTAAGCAGTCCTCATCTTTTGAATAAAGCGGATAAAAAATAATTTTAATGCTAGGTGGGAACATACCGATTTGTTTACCGTTGTCTATATAGCTATCTCTGTGCCAATCCATATAACTATTACCAGGGTAGGCTCTTCTTAGTTGTATATGAGATAATGTTACTCTTTTATAATTAGTACATTCCTCGATTAGCTCTGGTATGTTATTATCAAATAATATGTCTATAAAACACGGGTCATAGTCAAAAATACTCTCTCTAAAATCTTCTGTACCAGGATATTTTGTCTTCCAGGAAAACTTCTCTTGATCGAAATCGTTTTCTTTAGCTTTTTCAATTGCGTTTAAAAATTTCTTCTGTACGGGAGAATCTTTGAGAGAAAGTGTAGAGTACCCATTAAAAAAGAAATCTTCAGTAGGTTTTAATGTATTCATTTTATTTTTAATATCAATAAGTGCTTAATTATTGATTTTAATTTGTATGAAATGCAATAAATAATTAAAGATATGGCTAGAAAAGGACGATTATCGTCGGTTTCTAACTCAACTAAAAAGACTGCACTAAGCGGCAGACGAGTTAGTAGGAAAACATTAGTTAATAATAAGGATATTAAAGAGAGTATTGAGAAAAATACATTTCTAAATTTTAATGTTTCACAAAAATATGATATAACACCTGTTCACGAACAATTTCTTGAAAATTGTTTTAAGGATGAATGTAAGATGGTACTTGTTGATGGCCCGGCAGGGTCTGCAAAAACATATTTATCAGTATATGTTGCTTTACAATTATTACGTACACGAAAAGTACAAGAAATTATCTATATAAGAAGCATTGTGGAGTCTGCTTCAAAAAGTATGGGATCTCTCCCAGGAGAGGTTGATGAAAAGTTTTTACCATGGTGCTTTCCACTGTTTGAAAAATTAAATGAGTTTTTAGATAAATCTATGTCTTCTAATTTAATAACTGAGGAATATATTAAATGTGTTCCTGTTAATTATGTACGAGGACTAACGTTCAATAATGCATGTGTTATTGTTGACGAAGCGCAAAATTTAACACCAGTAGAGTTAACTACGATTTTAACAAGATTTGGCGAAAATACAAAATATATAGTTACTGGTGACACTCAGCAAAGTGATATAGGAAGTAAGACTGGATTTAAAGCTATCACGAATGTATTTGATAAAAAGGAATCCTGTGAACACGGTATATATACATTTAGATTTAATGAATTAGATATTGTGAGATCTGAAATATTAAAACACATCGTAAAAGTATTACGAAATTTAAAGATGGAAACTTAAAGCCTTACGAATTCTCTCTAATAATGTCTTTCGATTTTGACCGCTTTCAGTTAATCTAGAATATTCTAATTTAAACGCATCAATAAACTCTTTTGATAATTCAAATTTACGAGGATAAAAGGAACGTACTTGCCTAGTCATATATCGTTCACATAATTTATCATAATCCGTCATATAATTATTTATTCATCCGATCTTTCTTATTTTGCTCTTCTATAGCTTTCTGTATATGAGAATGTTCTGTAGGATCTACGTCTTTCCATACCCCGCTTAATGCTTTCATATCAGCTAACATATCTTCATCAAGAAGATCACCTCCTGGATGCATATCTCCTTCTGAATCAATATAAAGTTTAAGTATCTGTATACGTTCTCGTCTATTACCAAATACTTCTATAATTCCGGGTTTATCATCTTTAATAAAAAACACACTAGCATCATTATCCATATATTCTCGATGCATAGCTTTAAAAATATTATCAATCTCTTCTATAACCTTAGAGTCTGTATCGCGCAAATCACCTTCTTCGATTTCAACTGGTGCTACTTTAGTTATAGGAGTAAAAAATATAATATCTAAATTAGAAAAACTCTTTCTTACTCGAGGTATACATGATTCAACAAACTTTTCATCAATATCTAAATGTGGTTGTTCTGTTGCCCACATACTATATACGAGATTATCTAATGGACATCTATCAAAAATTACATTATCAGATCTACGATACTTTTTTTGCTCTTTAATCATAAAATCTAATATATTTTTCTGCGTCTTTTTATTAGTCTCAGAGGAATTATCAAGACTAGTTTCTTTAATAATATCTCTATAAGTTTTTTTAGGTGTACTATAACTAGGCCATTGATCTAAAAAATCTTTAATTAAAGTAGTTTTCCCTTGACATGCTGTCCCACTAATTGCAATTCTCATATTATCTAATATTTATTTAGTTATACTTTTAAGGCCATATCCCACACTAATAAATGTAATCTAGGACTAAAATTAAACCTATACCTTTTAGCTAACTCAGCAACCATAGGTGCCTTTTCTATATGCTCCTGTCTGCTACCACAACAAGGCATTAACCATACCCTACCTGTAGGTATATCAAACGGTACAACATATTTACCAAAAACTTCATCTATATCTGATTCTTGATTAATAACAAATTTAAAACCAGATCCCATTAACGCGTGCCACTCTAATACTTTAGGTTTATATCGTCTATCTACAGGGTCACCATTATTGCTCATTTTAGGAGATGTAGTAAACGTAGCAGCTACTCTCGTCCACTCTTTATCAGGTAAAATAGTTGCATTAGTTTCAAAATCTATACGAGGAACCCATCCCCATTCGACCTCCATATAATTTAAAAGGCGTAATAATGCCTTTTGTTGTACTAAGGGCTCTCCACCAGTAATTTTTAATACGGCGCCATTATATAAATGATCCTTATAACCACTGCTTGCGAGGAAGTCGAGTACCTCTTTTAATGTAAGTTTGTTTTTTACGCTCCAAGAAATATAACTATCACATCCATGAGGTGAGTCTTCTGACGCGAAGCCTTGGCATGTTAAATTACACATCGAAAGTCGCATAAACACGGAAGGATAACCTATAAGTTCACCTTCTCCTTCTACTGTATAAAATATCTTATCATCTGATAGATAAATTGTATCGTTTCCGTCAGCTTTTAGTATCTCTGATTCTTTTTCGCTCATTTTTCTTTTTATCGGCTTCTTCGTCTTTAGTAAACATTATATATCCCCAATCGATTTCATCCCAATTAGAAGTAATTTTTCCTATATCTTCTCTACGTCTTCTTTTACTTCCTTTACCCATTTTGGTAACCGCCCTCAGGATCAGCAAATCTCATTGTAGTAGTAATATTCTCTGTATAAATAGCAGAATTGTTTTCATGTTCAAATACTTCGACTTTATCTACCCAACATCTCCCTTTAGATTGTTCTGAAATAAAGTCATTGCTCACTTTAAAGCAGTATTCCGCAAATTTTTCAATACCAACTCCATCCATTACTCGTAAATCTAATACCCCAGCTCCAT